TAAAACTATTTTGGCAAAAGGAATAATCATAAATTATTTCCCATCAAAATTAGAGAATACAAAGAATTTGGCAACTATGATTGGTGGCAAGGAAGAGAGAAAGCTTATAGATAATTATTCAAAAAATATGGAAAGGCTCACACAATTAAAGCGTGAATGGGAACTCGAATTGTCTCGTCACACTTATTATTTTGGCGAGTATGGTGGATCTAATGGATAATTTAGTTCCACATAAATATGGAGAATTTAAAATTTCTCAAATTGACTACTATAAGCAGAAATTACGAAAAAAAATATTTTGGCTTGTTCTGTATACAGATAAAAACACCAAAGAAGATTTTGAAAATATAGATGTCGTAAAATATCATAAGAATCTATTATTTGAAATTTCTAACTGTAATAAACTATTACTTTATCCAAAGGATTTTGTAGAGATTATTAACAGTCTTGAATGTGCATTAACAGTATTACAGTCAGAAGAATTTGATTTTAATAAATATAAGAAGTTTGTATTTGATGCAGGTGCTTTGCTTCAAAGGATGAAAGTTGGTGATGAGTAATGTCTGTATATGATTTTTATAAAAGAAAAATGCAAGTAGATACTTATTCAACTGGAAAGAGCTATCCTACTCTTGGTGAAAAGTTAAAATCTGAAGCAGATCAATTGATGGAACTCACATGGGACAACGATCTTGCAGCAAAGACTTGCTACATCTATGACCATTTTCATGACGATTTTTTCACAGATGAACATGGAATCACACGTTCACTTGCTGAAGGTATGAGTTATGAACATACCAATAAGACAAAGATAGATGCAAAGTTTATTATTAAATCTTATCAGTCAATGGATAAAGATCAAGTGGAATACTATCTTATGTTTCGTCCAAGTCAGCCTGTAATATTCAATGAAGGTGATGACCTTTATTATTATGAGACTGATTTTAGAAAACGCTATGGAGCGACATTTCCGATAGGGCTTTTCGTGGACGTTCCAGATGATAGAGGAGTTTATCATAAATGGATTATTTGCCGTGATGAACCAGCTAATCAGTTTCCTAAGTATCTGATTTTGCCAGTAAATTACGAACTTACATGGATTGAGAAATCTAATGATAAGCGTATTAAGAGACGTATGTGGTGTTGTTTAAGACAACAGAATTCGTATACTATAGGAACTTATACAGACCGATACTTTACACATACTGATAATCAGGATAAGATA